CTACTATTACGACTCTACTACTATCAAGATGTTCAACGTGAGCCATTTCTAATGTCGCACTTCCATACTCTAAATCATAACTAACAGTATGTTTAGCAGTTGGTGTTTTTCCCTCTTTTCTGGCACAGACCACACCACCACCAAAATGCATTGCAAGAGCGGATGCAAAAACAAATCCACGTGATTCAATACCTATCCAATAATCAGGTTTATTAACCAAATTACCCATATCTATTACAGCCCACCTAAACATTTTCTTATCCGATAATAATGGTGATAAATCTTTAAAACCCACACCATCAATAGGAAAGTTTGGTATCTCTGTAATGTAATTTTTAAACGACATTTATTAAGTCCTTCTCATATGTTTCTAGTGAATTAATATTAAATTTAAATATATCGTACTCCATATCACCAATATCACCACTATCTTTAAGTATATCTGACATATTAACTATTATCTGAAAATTATTACTATTGAGTTGTTTAGCGTCAAATTCCACCACGATATCATTATCTGGTTTATTGTGATACGTGTGTTTTATTTTATCTGATAAATTAAAATTAGTGTTAGGTTGTTCATCTCTAATATATGAGTCATTTATACCAGTAAACTCGGTATATATAGTAGAACACCAAGGTTCTAACTCTTTTAACATATTTAAGTCACAATTTTTTACAACAAAACCAATATTATATTTTGGTGGTATGATAGGATACATCATATTATCATGTTGAACCATGTGACCCCATTTACGAATAAAATTTCTTGTACTACGAAGATTCTGAGCTAACCACTCTGAAGATTCTCTACCTTTCATAAACACTTGACCTGCTGGATTCCTTAACGCTCCATCCTTAAATCTACTACCACGACAGGTCATATGATAAACAAAACCACCCCAAGTCTGAACTAAATCATAACCAGCTAATACAAATCTATTGAATATATCACTATCCTCTTTTGATTGTGGTGCGTATAGTGGGTCGTGTCCATTTATGTCTTGAAAATCTTTCTTGTATATAGCCCACGGAGCAAATATACCTTTAGTTGGTTCTTTTATATCAACCTCTGATAAAAATTTTGTTAATCCATCCCTATCAAACTCCTCTGGTTCAATACCAAAGTCCTTTAATATTTTTTCTGGCCCATCTGGATGAAGTGGTGGTTCTATTCTTGTAGCCGAAACTACAGTTCCAGGTTTAATTAACTTTAATATTTCAGTATCCAAGTTAGGACAGGCATACATATCAGCGTGATATATCATGACGATATCATTTGTAGCGTAATCGTTAACTAACGTATCATATAATATTGTATGTCCTAGTCTGGTAGGGCCTTCATTTCTGTGAATCTTAACGTTAGGGTCTTTCTCTACTATCCCTTGCATCCATTCCCAAGTTCCATCATCTGAGAAATCATCTGCCCAACATATCTCGTGATGAGAACCTAGGTTCTTTCTGATACTATCGTATGACCACTTTAGATATTTTAGATTGTTTCTACTTGGTTGAATAAAACTTATTGGTTTCATATTCTCTTTCCATATCTCTTCCAAATCTTTAAGATAAAAATCTGGTTTAACTTTAGCGTTATGTCTATCTATCATGTATAACTCTTCTATTGGATATATACTCTCTAGGTCGATTAAACTCCAATCATTTGTTTGACTACCATCACCTAGTATAATAATATTTATCGGAACAAAATCGTAAAAGAACATTTTTTTTTCACGAGCTAATTCTAATAATTTAATGTATGTTGGAGTAGATTTAGCGTCCTCTGAAAAAGGATACTCGGTCTTAGATAGAGGTCTACCTCGTTGTGTGATGTATCCTATTATTTCATCATCATCAACTATTAGTGAAGTAAGTGCTGGAGCTACCTCGTCAAAGAATCCAACTTCATACGCCTTTATAAAGTTTTCTCTACGACAGTAGTCTTTATCAAATATTTTGTAATAAAAATCATTATCTCTTAAAACCATTCTACCGTGATTGATACCGTCAACGACTCTACCTTTTTTATTTAAAATAACCTCACACGAATCTATGTTTATTTCACTTAGTTTTGTAAACATTACTTTACGTGTTCCCTCCAAGCTGAGTACGATGATAAGTCCTTATATTTCCAAGAACCACCAGTATCATCATTTTGTTTTGGTAACTTGTTAAACAAATCTATACCTCTAGCGGCTTGTTCTGGTGGCATGTAATAGTTCCAACCCAATATATCTATATCATCTATAGAGTCATGTGGTTCTCTATTATCTCTACCCTCATATCTAGCTCTTTTAAACCAATTAACCGCATCTTTATCGTCCGTCAGTATCATACCACCCTTTGCTATAGCTAAAACTTTTCTTATGTGAAAAGACAAACAATGATAAGTTCCTTCAATATACATACCCTCTGTAAATCTAGTTGCTCCATCAACAACTGGATAAGGGTCTAACTGATAAACTCCACTCCAATCAAAATCCTCAAATTTAATTTTACAACCAGCGTGTATTACCAATCCTGGAACTGATAAATATGTTTTTTTAGGTAATGTTATGGTTCCCTCGGCGTTTAAATATTTTAAACACATGAACATACCATTTGTACAATTATCTACAGATACTGCATATTTACTACCAGCGTATTTAGCTATTTTATCCTCAAAAGCATCAACAACGTCCCAAGGGTCTTTGATATCATAACCCTCATCATTTAAAACTGGTATTATTTTTTCTAATGTCTCGTACATTTATAACTCCTTGTAATAACTACCAACGACGAATTTATTAGAATTTGACTCTGATTCTAATTCGTAGTTTGGATTGTATTTTGATAATGGTATCACTCTGAAATCAAAACTAAATCTAGTTAAGTTAGTTTTATTTGGTTTGTTACCGTGATGACATTGATTTCCGTTAAACATAATATATTCACCATAAGAAAGTTCTACTGGTTTGAAATCTAACTTCCAAGGTTCACTCTCAACCCACATAGTATTAGTCCCATAACATCTAGTTAGTGGTAAGAAAAAGTTCTTTTCACCTAAAGGATGTTTGTGTAGTGGGTCTGAATCAAAATGCCATGTATGTACAGCTTGATTATCTTTTGGTAAATGAACTCTGAAAGACGGTAGGTATTGATAATGAAATTTTTCATCAAATATAGGCTCTACTTCGTCATGAATAAACTTATCATAAGCTTCATATAACTCAGTCCAATTGTTATTTAACTTTTTATAAAACTTATCATGAAAGTCCGTTGTGTTTTCATTATGTATATTTAGTTTTCTATAGTCGTCTTTAACTAAGTCTGGGTCATGTTCATGAATTTTTTCTAGGTTGTCAACTTCAAATAAATCTGCAACCATCTCTCTGAATTTATACTTACTTGTGTCAAATGAAAATTTAATCATACCAAATCCTATTCTGTTTTACTTCATCCCATTGTTTTGTAATGTTCTCTTTTGGCATAGCACATTTTAAATCTGAGAATCTCACCATACCATTATTAAAATCATAATAACCCTCATAAAAATTAGGTATCATTTTTTTTCTCCAAGGGATGTCGTGTTTACAATCATCACCCTTCTCTAAAAACTCTTGTACACGGTCTGTAAACCAATCAGTTCTATAAACAGCTTCAGAGGATACTCTCTTATGTGGAGCATATTTACCACTATAAAACCAAACTGTTTCACCCTCACGATAACCTGGTGATGGGTATCTACCCCAATTTTGTATGACTATTTGAGATGCTTGGTCTTCTGGATTTGGTAAATAACCATCAGCACAAATCTGTGTGTTGTACTTTTCAATATGATTCATTAAAATATAATCTACATCGTTTTCGACTAAAGATTCATTAACTATGTTCTGCCAATCTTGTTTTGTTAGAAATAACTCTTGGTCTTCATTAATATATAACACATATGGTGTTGTGACCTCATTAAGTAATGCACGAGTCACTAAACCCCAATCCAACTCTAAGTTATGATAAAAATCTAATTTAGGAAAGTGTTCTTTGTAGATTGAATGAATTTCTTCAAAGTTTTCTTTGTGATTATAATTCACTATAAATGGATAGTCACCCCAAACCTCAGCTACTTTTGGTGTGTTTTTTTTGACTAACTCTAATCTTTCTGGAACCGTGCAAATAAAATTTTGCATTACTGTAATCATATAATTTACTCTTTATTTTATGATGTAATAGGTCTACGGTGTACCGTGTTACCACCATCTGGTGATTCATAAATATATTTGGTTTGCACGTTCATCATCTCATTTATCCAATCATATGTCTTTCTCATACCAACCTCTAGTTTTTGTGTTGGACTCCAACCCAATTTTTCTTTTATTAAAGTATTATCTGAATTACGACCACGAACACCAAGAGGGCCTTCAATGTTAATTATCTCTATTTTTTTACCAGATATTTCTATAATCATTTTAGCGAAATCGTTTATTGATATAACCTCGTCAGAACCAATATTAAGTGGTTCTGTACAATCAGACTCCATTAATCTTCTAACACCATCAACACACTCATCAATATATAAAAAAGACCGTGTTTGTTTACCATCACCATAAACTTTTATCTCACCATCGGACTCTATTACTTTTCTACATAAAGCCGCTGGAGCTTTTTCTCTACCACCGATATAAGTTCCCTCTGGTCCAAAAATATTATGGAATCTAGCTATTCTAACATCAAAATCATAATTTTTTCCATACGCTAAATATAATCTCTCACTAAATAGTTTTTCCCAACCATACTCAGAATCTGGGTTACCTGGATAAGCCATATCCTCAGTTAACGCTGGTACATCTATTTTTAATTGATGTTCTTGTGGATACATACACGC